TGAAAAGTTTGGTTGGGAAGTACATGAGTACCAGAAGCCCGTTGTTGTGGATGGTGTATATTATTGCCACAATTACCCTACTGGTGTCATGGGCAAGCCTATCAGTGGTGACAATGTGGCTCGTTCTCTACTCTTAAAAAATAAAGTATCTTCTACTGTAGGTCACATACATACATTTGATTATGCTATGTGTGCTTTACCATCTGGTAAAAAACTTATGGGATTATCTGCAGGATGTTACTTGCATCATAAGGAAAACTATGCTAAAGCTACACAGCAAATGTGGTGGAGTGGACTTGTAGTTAAACGTAACGTAGACAAAGGAGAGTATGATCTTGAGATGATTGAGTATAATACAATAAGGAGAAGATATGGTAAAAGATAAACGTGAATATATAAAAAAGATAGCACATAGTACTGATATTACTTATGAAAATGAAGTAAAGTTTGATAGTGTAAATTCACCTGCACATTATAAGTATGGTAAAAAAGAAACTATAGATGTCATTAGTGATTGTATGACTAATGATGAGTATCATGGATACTTAAAAGGCAATGTCTTGAAGTATGTATCAAGATATAAATTTAAAGGAGAGCCATTGCAAGATTTAGAAAAGGCACAATGGTATTTAAATAGACTAATAAAGGAGGTCAAAGATGGGTCAAGTTAAACAAGCAATAATAGAAGTAGAAGACTTTGTAGCAGGTTGTCTTAAACAAGGTAGGACTCTTAATCAAACAATAAGAGATGCAAAAGAATCTGTGCAAGCTAAATTTAATCCTTACTTAGATGATGCTGATCTTATTGAAGATAAGTATTATCAATTTAGGGGACAAGAATGAGAGAGGCATTTTTAGATGCATTGCATGATAAGTATACAGCACAAATATCTGATGCTAAAGCTAAAGCATCTGTATACCTAGATAACCCTGTTGCAATTGGTGAGCACCCACAATTTACAGAAGAGTTAGATAAACTAATAAATATTATATCTACTGCTGAAGAAAATATAAAAACAATACACAAACAATTTGGAGAACATAATGACTAAAGAGAAAGGACAAGAACAAATAGGATCAAGAACTTACTTAGTTGATTCTAAACAATTACAAGAAATAATGAAATATCTTATGACTAGACCATATGGAGAAGTAGTAAATCTTATGGCTATGTTAGCCAGGTTAAATCAATTAGATCCTAAAATTGGTGCAGACTTCGTTAAAAAAGAAACGGAGAATACCAATGGAAAAAAATAATATAAGCAAACACACAGGTCTTTTGTTTGAACTAAAGATAGGATTAAATAAAGACAATGCTATTGTAATTGACTATGGTGGAAAACCAGTGGGTAAAATAAGAGAGGCTTTAAAAGATTATAAATATCAAGCTAACTTATGTGCAGCAATTATTAATCATGCAAATTCTACTGGTAAAAAATTAGAAGAAGATATTAAACAAATGATACAGAAGGTATAGAATGAAAAAAGACGTTAAAGACATTATACAAAAAGAAGAAACACATTTAAATAATTTACTAGAACCATCTGATCTATCTGCTTTTAAGAATATGGTGGATGAATTAAGAGATACTTGGACTAAGAAACAAATGTTTCGAACAGAAACAGAAGCAAGGTTTTCTGTACTACAAGACAATAGATATCCAACTAAAGCTGCAAAATATTGGCAGTGTGTTAGAGAACAATCTAGTTACTTAGATAACCTAATGACTCTATCATTTGATTATAGAAGGAATGAAGCAAAAATTAAATGGTTGGAAAGTAAAATAGAAAAAGAAGAAGATGAATATAAAGCAACTAAATATAAGATAGATTTAGACGAAGCTATATTTGGTAAAGCTTCTATGGAAAAAGTTGCTAAACATAGAATGAGAGAAATTAAAATGTGGTCTGGATTAAAAAAAGAATTTAATGACGGATCATTTAATGACAAAGATGTTAATCAACATCAACTAGAGTCATACGGTATGCAGTATCACGAGAAAGCAAAAACTTTAAATGCAAACTCATCAGAGGCTGAAATCTTTAATGTAATGGGTCAATTACAATCTTTACAAAGAATTAAAAAATCTGGTGAATTAAAAAGCAGTTACAAAGAGAAAGAGCAAATTGAACAACATGGAAAACCAAAATCTTAATTTTGATTTTGTATTTTTAGGTCAATCAATTCTAAAGTATCAAGTACCACTAGATATTTTTTTTGCGATTAATCAAATCTACGAACAGAACTTTCATAACCTTGCACCAGCTAATGGTCAGTTAGTAGGTAAGATAGAAAATGAACATTCATTATTTTATCATGGTAAAGATCAAACAAAGATGAAAAACCATAACATGTTGCCTCAAAATGTTACAAATTATTTCATGACTGTGTTTAAACATTATTTATCTTTTAATAAAATTAGAGATTATGAAACACATTTAAATTCTATTTGGGTTAATGAAATGAAACAACACGAATACAATCCAGCACATATTCATAGAGGTATGTTATTTACTGGTTTATCAAGTGTAATGATTTTAAAAATGCCATCAACTTTTGGTAAAGAATATTCAAATGATGCAATACCACAAAATGGTAGGCTTCAAATATTAGGTGCAAGTAATGGTCAGTTTGCAAAAATAGATTATCAACCACCAATGAACCTTAGAGATTTTTATGTATTTCCTTATGATATGAGGCATTGTGTTTATCCATTTAATGGAACTAATGAAACTAGAAGAACACTAGCTGCAAACTGTGATGTTCAATTTGATCCAATTAAAAACAGAGGAGCAATATGATAACAGAGCCACGTTGGAAATCGTTTATAGTTGAAACTACAACACCTATATTTACACCACTACAATGTAAAATGATTATAGAAGCAGGAAGATCAGAGCCTAAACAAGATGCACAGGTTGGAAGTGGTAAAGGAATTAAAGGAGGAGTAATAGATACTAAAACTAGAACTTCACATATTAGTTGGATACCTTTTAAAAAAATGAACGATATGTATAAAGACATTGAACGTATTATGAAAACCACTAATGGTAATCATTTTGGTTTTGAAGGAATGACTTTAACAGAACCCGCACAATACACAGAATATCCTGAAGGAGGTTTTTATGATTGGCATGTAGATAATGATGTGAATATGGCACATGAACCACCAGTTAGAAAAATATCTATGACTTGTTTGCTTTCTCCTGAATCAGAGTTTGAAGGTGGAGATTTAGAATTAATGTCAGAGGGTAAGATTGCAAAACTTAAACAAGGTCATGCAGTATTCTTTGCTTCATTTATAAGACATAGAGTGACACCAGTAATACGGGGTAAAAGAAATTCACTTGTTATGTGGTTTGGAGGGACACCCTTTAAATAATGTTTAGAGAACTCCATTTTCCAACACCTATTTATATTGCAGATATAAAACACCCAACTCTTAATCAAGAATTGGAAAGAGATATTGTAGCTTGGTCTAAACAAGATAAAGGGGTGGTTAGAACTAATGTGCAAGGTTGGCACTCTCCTACTAACATGGCTGAGTTACCACAATTTAAAAAATTAGTTGATATGTTATATGCTTCACAAAGAACCGTTTACGAACAAGAACATTTAGATAGTGAGCCTTACTTAGGTAATATGTGGGCTAATATAAATCCACCAGGTGGAATGAATAGAGCTCATCAACATCCAAACTCATTGTGGTCTGGTGTGTATTATATAAAAGCTCCTAAGAATTCTGGTCATTTAAAAATAGATGATCCAAGATCTGTTGCTTGTATGTCTAGACCTAAACAAAAAGAAGGTCCAGTACCCTCAAGATTATATAGAGAAACACATTACGAACCTATTGCAGGACGTTTGATTATGTTTCCATCTTGGTTAATGCATTGTGTTGATCCGAATGAATCTAATGATATAAGAATATCAGTGTCATTTAATTTTTTACAAAAAGGTATGTTTGTATAATGTTTAATAAATATCAAGTAATCAAAGGTGCTGTTAGCTACGAACTTGCTAATTTTATCTTTAACTATTTTTTACTTAAAAGAGATGCAGTAGAATTTATGTATAAACACAATATCCATTCTGAATCTAGTTTATTAGGCACATGGAAAGATCAGCAAATACCTAATACTTATTCTTGTTATGGAGATTTTGTCATGGAAACTTTATTAATGAAAGTATTACCTATTATGAAACAAGAAACAGGTTTAGATTTAATACCTACTTATTCTTATGCTAGAGCATATAAAAAAGGAGATATATTAAAAAGACATAAAGATAGACCAAGTTGTGAAATCTCTACAACATTAAATTTAGGTGGAGATCAATGGTCAATATTTATTGATCCTACTGGTTCTAATAATGTTATAGATGAATATAAAAACATACATAAACCTAATGCTCCAAAAGGAGATAAAGTCGTTCTTGAAGTAGGAGATATGTTAGTTTATAATGGTTGCGATTTAGAACATTGGAGAGAACCATTTGAGGGCAATATATGTGGACAAGTATTTTTACATTATAATCATGTTAATGGTCAGTTTGCAGAAAAAAATAAATTTGATGGTAGACCTATGCTCGGTATTCCACCAATAAAAAAGGCTCCCTAAAAGGAGCCCTTATGTTGCCTGCTGTGGGGGGAAGTTAACGCTTCCCCTTTTTATTTT